CCTTCGCCCAATAGATTGTAATAACTAGCGTTTTCAATCAAGTCATCATAGTACTTGGAAATATCTCCAGCACAATCTATAATCTCTGGAATGTCCATTAGCTCGTCAAAAATAATGCTGGGATCATTATACACATTACGAATAATATGTGTGTAACTGCGGCTGTGAATTGTTTCACTAAATGTCCAAGTAATAATCCAGTTTTCTAGTTCTGGCAAACTTACAATACTGCCAAAACTTTCAGCAGGTGCACGACCCTGTACACTGTCCAACAAGATTTGTCTTTTAAGATTACTTGTAAAGATGTGTTGTTCGTGATCAGTCAACTGTTTGAAGTCTTTACCATCACGATAAGTATCAACTTCTTCAGGACGCCAAAAGAATCCTAATTGCTTGTCAGTAAACTTATCAAAGCTAGGATACTTCATTGTATCATATCGTTGAATAGTTACACCACCTGACGGGTCAAGGAATGCCAAGTTTTTTGTATGGTCACTTCTATTTTTTATATTAAAAACACTCATATTATCTCTCTCTTTAAATTACACAGCTTTCGCAGTAGTCGTCATATTCTTCTTGTGTTTCAAAGTCGTCCTGACTTTTATCCACTATACTTGATTGTTCTAGTTTGTCAATATCTATTTCACCAGCACCGTCATAAGTGTTGAAGTAATACAACTGCTTACCGCCATACTTATAGAACATCATTAAGTGCTGTAACATGCTACTCATTGGAATCTTTTCATCTGGAAAGTGCTGTGGATTATAACTTGTATTAACACTGATGCCTTGATCGATATATTTTTGTAGCACTGCCATAATTTGTAAGTATCCCTCTGGAGATTCTTGATCCCACAACAGTTCATACTTGTTTTTAAGATGATGGATACCAGGCACAACTTGTTTTAGTACACCATGTTTACTTTGCTTAACACTTACTAAACTACGTGGTGGTTCAATACCGTTTGTAGCATTTGAAATCTGTGCTGATGTTTCAGCAGGCATAAGAGCCATTAGTGTTGAGTTACGTATACCTGTTGATGCTAACTGTGTTCTTAGCTCTGCCCATGGCATACGTTCTTGATGTGCTACTAGTTCATCTACATCTTTCTTGTATGTGTCAATAGGTAGGATACCATCACTGTATTTTGTTTGGTCGTTCCACAAACATGCACCTTGATCTTGTGCTAAGTCAGCACTTGCTTTAATTAAACTATAACTCCATGCTTCTGCATATTCATCAATTAGTGCTAGATTAGGGTTACTGTATGTCATATTGTTACGTGCCATCCAATATGCAAGGTTGATAATACCTACACCCAGTGGACGTCTGCCCATGGTTGCCATTTCAGCGGCAATTACTGGATAGTTCTGATAACTGAGTAGTGCATCAAGTCCACGTACTGCTAGTTTACCAATACGGATAAAGTCAGTTGGTTTACGTACATTGCCCCAATTAACAGCACTTAGTGTACATAGTGCAATCTCACCATCTGGATCATTAAAGTCATTCAATGGTTTCGTTGGCAAATTAATCTCACAACACAAGTTACTTTGTTTAATAGGTGCATGTTGTGGTTTAAAACTACCATGTTCATTACTGTGATCAACATTTTGCAAGTAGATACGACCAGTGTCTTTACGCTCTCCCATAAACTTGCTAAACAAGTCAATAGCTTTCATAGTCTTTTTACGTAGTCTAGTATTGCGCTCTGCTGTTTCATACAGACGTTTAAACTCGTCTTGATCTGCAAAAAACGCATCATATAGGCCTGGAACATCACTAGGTGAAAACAGTGTGATATCTCCGCCTTGAATTAGACGCTCATACATTAATTTGTTAAACTGCACACCATAATCCATATGACGTACACGATTGTCTTCTACACCTTTGTTGTTTTTAAGAACTAGTAAATCTTCTGCTTCGAGATGCCAAATCGGGTAATATAATGTTGCTGCTCCGTTTCGCACGCCGCCTTGGCTACATGATCTGGTAGCAGCCTGGAACATTTTGTAGAAAGGAACGACCCCGGTATGATATGCGTCACCTTTACGTATGGGGGAGCCGAGAGCACGAATACTTCCTGCTCCAACACCAATACCTGCTTTTTGTGATACGTACTTGACAATACTACTAGTAGTTGCGTTAATGCTATCAAGGCTATCGCCAGTTTCAATAAGAACGCATGAACTAAATTGTCTCTGTGGAGTACGGACGCCCGCCATAACAGGAGTAGGTAAACTAATATCGAAGTTACTAATAGCATCGTAATAATCCTTAACCCATTTTAATCTTGTGTCTTTGTCGTATGAAGCAAATAGTGTAGCCGCAATTAGCATATATGCCATTTGTGGAGTTTCTAGTTTTACATCTGTTACACGGTTTTGTACAAGGTACTTGCCACGCCATTGTTCCATGGCGGCATATGTAAAGTCTTGATCACGATCGTGTTTAATATAGTTATTAAGTTCGTCCCATTCCGATTCAGTATAATCAGTGAGCAATGCTGGATCATACCATCCTTCATCTACGTTACGGGTAATTAGTTTTAAGATATGCCAGGGTTCAAAGCTACCATATACTTGTTTACGTAAATGATATACAATAAGGCGTCCTGCGACCCATTGATAGTTTGGTGTGTCTTCTTCAATTAACTCTGAGGCACTTTTAATAAGTGTCTCTTGGATGTCGCCAGTAGTAATACCATTGTAAAAATGTAAATTACTTTTCATTTCTACCTGACTAGGGCTTACGCCGTTAATGCCTTCACATGCATAAAATACTACTTTGTGTAGCTTTTCGAGGTCAATTGCCTCTTTACTTCCATCTCTTTTTGTTACTTGAATGTTGCTCATATTATTTGCGTCCTTACGATTATATCTATGTGTCGACTCCTCGAAAGTCATCACTTTATTATTATTTGACTATGTTTTTAACTTTAGATCGGTAACTGATGAAACACTTTTTTTCATCAGGTAATGTACTTATACGGCCATGATCAAAGTTAAGCAAGTGTTTATTGTCTATTAATGCACAAAGTTTTTGCACACTTGTATCAGGACAAGTAATGTAAACTAGTTCATTTTCAATATCTGGATTGGCATAGTATATAGTGTATGCCATTCCTAGTGCTAAACTATTGTTACAAAAGTCTCCCTGATGTAACATTTCCCACGGTGTTGGCCACTGATCACTATTGACAGGATCAATGGCAATATTTACTAAGGGTGCACTAATCCACCATTTAATGACAGTTTCGCACACCTCAACGGTATTTTTTGTATCTAAGCCATTTCTGAACTCACGCCACATGCTCAATCGCTTGCTAGGTGATTCATACCAGGCTCGATGGTTTAATTGCTGTTCCAAAGTTGATATGTATACTTAAATTTTGTTATAATATTTGCGTTATCAGTGTACATCAACCGAAGTTTATTTGCTACACTAATATCCGCACCGAAAACTATATCCACTGTTGCTGTTTCAGTATAGTTGTCATCAATTGCACTAGTACTTGCACTAGTATCTGTTGCCATTCTGATTTGGCCAACACGTACACCGTTTGCACTTTCCAGTGTGTAATCAATTATTACAACATTGTATTGTAACGTATCAATACTAAACCCAGTTGCGGCATTTGAGCCGTTTGCAGATAAGGAAATACTACGTGGAAATGTTTCATGACGGTCTAACACGATTTCACTATTAAAGTTTACAGTGATAACACCAGTTGGTGCTGATGCAAACGTTAGTGTGGTTCCTATAATGTCATAATCAGCGGCATTTACTTGTACATCGTCAACAAATACTGCTAGTACGCCATTTGGATAGGGTAACGTGTTTGGGACAACAAACTGTGTAAGTGCACCATTACCTGTACCTACATTAATAGTTGTGTTTCCAATAAACAAACGCTGGTCGTCTGTTGCGTATCCTACTTCGCCAGGATCAAGCATAGGCAAATCTGCAAAGTTGCCTTGCCTTACTTTAATTTTACTAATTCGTGTGTCTGCCATGGGTTGTTTCCTCTATAATGTATTTATGACAGGTTATAAAACTCAGCAACTCGTTGTGCCCATTTTTCTTCCCATTCTTTAAACTCTTCTGGGCCTACCTCCCATAGTTGCCATTCACATTCTCTACTACACATAAAGATTGCAGCGTGTTCAATTTTAGTCTCAAACATTTCATTATGTGCCATACCATATGCGGCCGCTTGAAGGAAGTAATCGTCGATCCATTCACGTTTCTTGGGCCGGTTAGTTTGTTTAAAGTCCATGATTGTAGGACGTCCTTTATACATACCAACCAAATCAGTAGTACCTGCATATAAGCCAGGGTAACACAAGTTAACTTCACTACCCCATACTTCATTTACATCAGATTCAATGTTTTTAATAACTGTTTCAGCCATCATTTTGGCTTGCAGTAAGGTTTTGCCTGTGTATTCCTCATTGAGGCTCCAGGCTTCCAACATTTCATGCATAACAGTACCTACGCCAGCGGCTTCGGTTGTTATCTGTTGTGCTTTCGCTTCTCCAACTCGTTTTTTCCAGTTGTTGAGTGCTTGACGCTTTTCCCATGGCTTTGTTTTGTCCAGTATAGTTGTTACACTAGGCACTGGCTCGCCATATGGGTTCTCGTATAAACGTTTACCGTTTACACTCTTGCGTTTAAATTCTTTGTAAGGATAAGGTGTGGTAATATTTAACATTTGTACAGTGTAACACTAATTGGTCACAATGTCAATAGTCGATTACCCATTTAAATGTAGTATTTGTGCCAGTATTTGTTTGGCGTGATATAGTATATCCTAAACGCTCAAAATAGGCCAACACTTGCTTCATTTGATCCAATTTGGCAGTATTACTAAGTGCACCTTGCCATACACTGAAAAATGCCTGTGCATCAGCAGTTGGTGTTGGGTCACTCTCAGTCATCGTTGTACCATCACTAATAATAGTTTGGTACAATCCATTTCCAGCATCCTGGATAATCTGATTCATGATTGCTGAACACTCATTAAAAATAGTAAGGTCAGCTCTTGCTAAATTTCTGGCTTGTTGTGCATTAAAATTTAAGCTCATAGTTTCTTCTCTTTTCTAGCAAGTTGTTTTGATGCCATTTTACTAACTGTGTCGTCATCTTTTTCAGCGTCAACGGGTAGAGCTGAGTCTAATTTAATTTCTTCACGGTTAGCACTGCCAACGGCATCAATACTGTTTAACATACGTACTAGTGATTTTATATCTACAAAATAACCACTAGCTTCTAGTTTTGCCTGTACGACTGGTGTTTTTAGTGAAGTCATACCACGTGCTTTGGCACGAACAATAAGTTCTTCAATGCCATTGAGTACAAAATCCTGTCCCTCTGTGATAACTTCACTAATAACCATTACTTGGCATTCCTCATACGATTAATCATACCCATTGTGGCACTGTGTCCTGCATCACCTGGTCTCAATTCCATTGTTTGTAAACCGCCTGCACTTCTTGGTTTCTTCATTGCAGGCATTCCTACTTTAGGTTTTTGTTTTGGCATTGGATTGTACGGCATAGTTCTATAGTCTTTGCCAGTGTTACCATATTCACTTGGATCTTGATCAATACGTACACTTGGTGTACCACTACTTAATTCATTAATGATATTAATAAACTGATCATGTGACATAGTTCCGCTTTCGACCATTTTAAAGAGCTTGTCTTTACTCTCTAGAAACTTTTTTTCGGCTAACGCACCCTTCTCCATATTAGCTAGAGCACTTTCACCTTTTAGTTCTCTACCAAGTTGGTTGTCGTCACCTGCAGCAGCATCGTCACCACCAAATTCGTCGTCACCCATGTCTACATCAGTGCCGTCTAGTTCTGGTGCTGGTGCCATGTCTGTTGGCATTGGTGCAGCAGCTGGTGCTTCACCACGTGCCGCCATTGTTGCATTTTCAACAGCGTCTTTTGTTGCTTTTGAAGCGTCTAGTAAAGTGCCTAGTGCCGCATCTACATTAGCATTATATGCTTCAGCTTGTTCAAAACCTACTTGCTCTTTCATTGCATCTACAATTGGCATAAGTTTTTGTACTTGCATTCCTGCTAAGTTTTCAACCATTTTTTGTAGCTCATCAACTAACTCTTGTGCAGCTAGCATTACTTCTGCTTGCTCTAGTTCTGCTGATTCTTTAACTTTAGCTTTCATTTTCTTACCATCGTTGCGTGTTGGTGCAACTTCATTGATGTATGTGCGCAATGAATGTTGGATTAAGTTTAGTTTATTGTACGTTGGGTTTTCCCAATACGCACTGTTGCTTTCTTTAATTTGTGTAATTTTTGCATTAGTTGCTGTTAGCATACGTCCTAATGCATCTGTGCTCATTTCAGAAATATTAACACTATGTCCAAACGTATTCGCTAGAACCTTGTTAATTTTTTCTACATTATGGGCAGCTGAGTTTAAATCGTTTAAATACATTGTATAATTCCCCGTTGTTTATTATATTTATGCACATCTGTTATAGACGTGATAAAATTCTTTGCTTTGCTTCTTGTACTTTTTGCTTTGCCCTACTGGCTTTAGCAATGGCAATATCTTCATTAATACCGCCCTTATTTGCTCTAGACTGTTGTGCCCAAGTTTCATATAGTGAATTACTATAATCATTGTCATACTGTTCTAGTTCTTTAATTCCTGATGTTTTATTAGTGATATATTTTTTAACAATACCCATTGCTGTTTCAAACAATGCTAAGTCACTGTGTATTACTTGTTTGCCTTCAACTATATTGTAAAAGTTTTTCTGTCTGCCAGCAAACTCTTCTTTAACAATGTCAATACGATAGTTTTGTACTGTGATTGATTGTTCTGTTATAGTTTGTGTCATAGCAACTTTTAAATCGACGTCAGTTTCTGCCGCCTCATGTAGTAATGCAGATGTTTGTTCTACCTGATGTGTAAGGATATCTTTGAGTGATCTAGCCATTATAATTTACCGTAATTGTTAATATTAAGTTTATAACCTGCTGTTTTGCCGTCAACTACTTTATCTAGTACGCCACGACTAACTAGGTTTTGAGCAACATACTGCTCACGTTCACTTAGTGATTTTTTTTCTAAGATAATATCTTGTGGAAAATGTTTATCTAAAAAATCACTTTCACGAATATTGATAAATGTTGGGAACCCGCCCTTTGTTACAAATGCTCTCATTAAACTAGTCCTTGTTGTGGTGCTGGTCTATTTGGAATACCAGTTGCAACACGTTTTGCACTACGCTTTTCTTTATTATACTGTTGTTGTGCTTTAATACCAGCTTCACGGTTTTGGTCGGCTACTTTGGCGTTATAACGGTTGGTAGTATTCTTTTGACTGGATCCCATTTTAGCGGCACCTGCGTTGCCCTTCTGAAGACCATATCTTTCATTTAACTTGTAACAATCACAATGCTTGCAATCTGGACCGCATTCACATTCAGTAATAGGTTGACCGCAACAGTCTTTGCTGCACATTTCAACGCCGTCTTTCATCCATGTTTTTTTGTCTTCTGTGACAATATCAAATATCTTCATGTTACTTTACCTTGTTCAGTCGTTGTACTGCTTTACTTGCTGGGTTCATACGTTTTGTACGCTGTGCTTTTCTTGCAAGTCTTCCGCCCATTCTTGCTTTTGTTTTACGTAATGTTATACGCTTTTTAATATCGATAGGTTTGGAACATTGTGCAGGGTCGCTCACAACTCTACCTTTTCGCTGTCCTACACTACAACGAAATTTACGTACAATTTTTTTACCTTTGCGAGCCCAGACTAGTTGTGCTTCAACAACAGGTTCTTCTGATGTGAGTTCATTTAAGTTCATATAGTTATTTATTAGATTTTTATGACATTAATAATGTTGCTACTAGTGTTAGTAGACCTGCAAGAACTGTACCGCCAGTTCCCATCATTATTTTATTTGTTGTTGCGTTGGCTTTGATCATTTCTTCACGCATCTTGGCAAACTCACGTATGCCTTCTTCACGCATTTGAAAGACGCCCTTTTCGATATTGTTTAAGCGAGTATCAATATTATTAACTTTTTCTTCCAAGACACGATACCTCTCAGCGCACAGGTCAACGTGCGCTTCTAAATTCTGTTTCTCTAACTGGGTTGTCCCAATTGTCGCTATAGACATAATTCTCACTCAACTGCGTCTTTAGTACATCGTTGTACCTTGTTAACAGTAGCCTTTTATGTAGCCTTTTGATTTCGGAGGCTTGTGGCGAACTCCGTATTCTTGTGCCTATGTTAGTGCCTGTGTTGTTATTGTGCCTTTTTCACACTATTATTTATTAGATTCTAACGCATCTGAAAGTATATGTTTAATGTTTTTTCATCGTATGTTTCAAATGTACTATCAATAAAGTTTACTGTTTCATTAAGATAAGGGATAAATGGTACTTGGTCAAAGTCGTTCTCTAAAAAATGCACTGGATTATCATTATGAGTATAAACATCGCTATGCTCTACACTAAACTCAATTTTCCACACACGATGTAGTCCTTTATACTGCTTTCCAAAGCGGAATCCAACTAGATCTTGTGCTTCTATTTCAGTCACTACAAAAGATAACGGTTGGGATCGCAGACCAGCCAGCTGTATGAATGTGTTTAGATTTTGTTTTTGATTATACGATGGCGTATTACTAGGCTTGTTAATGTCTGTAATGTCAACTAACGTATAGGCTATATAGTTGTTGTGCAAGTGTCACCTTATACTAGACTGCGGCCAAATTTCCTACCTACAGCAAAACCACCTACTGCTGCAGCTGTGCCTGCCGCCGCTCTAGTTGCAATTTTACGTGCCGTAATACCTTTTTCCGCATTGTCGATTGCAGGATCAATAAATCCACCAGCTGATGAAAACCTTTTAAACGGATTATATAACTCACCACGTATAGCATTAGCTCTGTAATACTGTAACATACGAGTTGCTAAAAGTGATTTTTGTCCTGCTGGTAAATTATTCCAGTTTACAGCTAAACGCCTCATTGCTTTATAGTTGGCCTCAGTAATATCAAGACCTCTTTCCATACGCATAAACAATCCACTAGTACCTGGTATTTTTTGTCCAGTTGCCATTGCTCTCAAATATTGTTTTAATTGTGTTTCTGGAACAGCCAATTTGGCCGCTTGAATTCGAGAACGTTTGTCACTATTAGATGCATTAGATGTAATTTTATGCAGTGCATGATATAAGTCTGTTCCGTCTCTGCGATAGTTTTTAAAGTTACCGCCGCCTACTAGTGTTCTTTTTGCGTAGTCTTGTGCAATCGGTGCAGTGTTATAGTCACTGTAAAGTATCTGCATTGTTAATAAATTAATAAAAGCAAAATTCAGTGTGTCACGAATGTCTGCTGTATCTACCATTTGTTTGGTACGATACATTTTACTTGCTTCATTAAGGTCACTAATAAATCCAAAAGCTGGTTGCTTTTCTTCACTCATTGTGTGTCCACCTTCAATTTCTGCCCATTGTTTTGCTGTATATTTTTCCATGCTAGTATTTATAAGTTTGGTGTCCAGCGATGTCTTGGCACAAGTTTAATCTTGTCTCTACCCACAACATATCCTTCTCCGCCGCTTTGTCCTTTTGTCGTTGCTGTTACATCAGCAGGTGCATTATCAAGTTGATCAATAATCTCATTTTTTACTGTCATGATTTGTACAACTAATCCAAGTATGGCGTTTAAGCCTTTACTATCTCCGGCCATCAATTTTGCTTGTTGACCAGTACTTACTTTACTAGTTTTTAACCAATCGAAAAAACCTTTTTGTAATTGATTTAGTTTGCCCTGCTTTACCATTTGATTTACATAAGTGTAAATGATGCCGCCTTTGTTGCTAAGTCCCTTTTCAGGTGTTAGCCAGTTGTCAATTAATTGTGCATTAGACTTGGCATTTTGAATAATGTCTTGTACATGGCTAGTATCTACTTTTGCTTGATGTGGAACATATGTTTGCCCCATTACTACAACTTCATTAGTGTTTAATCGTTTTGTGTCACCAATACTTGTACCATTTTTGTCACCAAAAGCATCAAAATAACTGTGTGCTGCAATACCAATACTACTGGTACCAACACGTTGCCCCAGTTCACTATCAGCATTTACTGTATATAATACATTGTTTGGCTCAAACTGATAAGCACCGTCCTTGCCAACATACGGCTTGCTGGGAGAATATAATAAATCTCCGTATACAAAGCCACGCATGTCATTTGGTGTATTACGTTGCATGATGTCAAATACATCACCCATATTATTAGCAAAGTCCTGTCTCCAGTCCTCACCTTTACCAGTACTCATAACAAATGCTTTTAGATCATCACTACTAGTACTTTTGTTTTTACCCCAGCCATTTTTACCAGTTAGTACAAACTGTCCGTCTGTATCTCTTCCCCAATAGATAGTAGGGTTCCCATCCCATTTGATAGCTACATCATTTGAATCTTGTCCGAGCCTTTGTAATATACTCGCCGCTCGTAGGGCGCCGGCACTGCCTTCCGCAAACACCAAATCTTCTAGGTGCTGATACTCACGACCTACTTTGGCGGCTTCTGCTAAAAATTGACGGGCTCTCATTCTAGTTCTTTCCAGTTTGGATCACTGCGTAGATCTGCAAGTAGTGCATCGCCTGCTTCTGTACCCAATGCAGCCATAATTTGTTCTACACTGCCAATATCTTGTCCTGTGGCATTTGGGCCTAATAATACTTGTGCTACTTTATCAATGTTGTCTGTTACTAATCCATTTGGATCTTTTTTACCATTTTCTAAACGCTTAAACAAGCCTTGGTATGGCGACCATAATAAATTCTTCTTTTTAGCTAAATTAGCTAGTGCAATCTGTTTGTTTACACCTTTCCACTTACTACCTTGTGGAATACTGTGTGTATGAAACTTTGCGGCATTACCAGCATTTGGCACAACCATAATATCTACTTGGTGTGTTTTATCGTCCAATGGTATTTCAACATGCACACTAGTACCACTTTGTCCTGTATTAAGTCCAGTTAAGTCAAATACTTGACGTAGTTTTTTACGGATTTCAGCATCTTTGGCATCTTCCATATTGAAATGTTGTTTCAGTTGATCTACGTCTACAATCATATCCAAGTCGCCGCTTACTTTACCTGGCGTAGGTGTAGCACCACTACCAATTGGAATAGCAGTACTTCCAGTTTTTTGTAGCACACTATTAACAGTTTTCATGATAGCTGGAATTTGACTGTGATCAAAACTCACGCTATCAGGAAAAACATTACCACCTTCTTTAATGTGGAAATTTTCCTGTCTTAATCTTTTGATGCGGCTACCACGACGTAGTTTACGTTTACTTGTACCGCCTATAATATCCCGAACCTTCACAGCTTTGATACCCCTCTTTTAAATTTTCGAGGATCTTTAGTGCGAATTGAATTGATCAAGCGTTTGTTTAAATCTGCCGCTGTTTCAACATCAAATGTTTCATTAATCATTTCAATAAGGTTAATTGCTGTAACAATTACTTGTTCAGCATTAGCCTCAACTAGTTGCCTTCTATCACGCTTTGGTGACATAGCATTAATTTCTTCTAATATAGATCTCGTTTTACGTTTCATATCACTACTATTTATAAATATTGTTGTTAAACCAATGATGGATAGTACTTATGGCAACTTTGCATTTCCTGATAGTGAACTTAGGATCCATAGGCAATAAGAATTATTACCAACTATGGGATGCGGGCAACATTCAGGCCTATATCTTCGCCCGTTGTTCGTACATCATATTTAGATACACATAAGGTCAACGGCATCATTGGTTTAACACCTTAATTAAATTATACATTTCAGGATTAACACTTTCAAAAGTGCAACCATGATATGTGTCGATAATGCTTGTAGATTGTAAGAACGATCCAAACATTTGTTTTGCTTCTACTGTAGACATTAATTCTGCATTATACATTGTCCCTACTTTAAGTTTGTCGGCTTTGATTTGCCATTTTTTTCTTATCTCTGATGGTATTTGGTATACTGACAAATACTGTGGTCCCGACAGGAATTGCCATGTCCAAGAACGCAGTTGTAAATTTTCTTTATAATCATATAGTTCTTGTATACGGTTAACATTTAACAGGCTAATAACACTGTGTATTCTAATTTTGTCTTTTCCAAAATATGAAATAAACTTTTGTATATTACTATCAATAGTATTCCAGTCTATGCCATGTCTAGTTACTGTTGCTAAGTCACCAATAGAATCGATACTAAAATCAATGCATAGGTCTTTAGCTCTAGATAATATATCCAGTACTTTATCCTTTGGAAAAATACTTCCATTGGTGTTAAATCCTAATGTAATATTTTCAATGCCTGCTTGACTATCAAGAAGTTCAAGTAACGGTAATAAATTCTTACTATAAAAAGGCTCACCGCCCACTATGTTTATTGCATTTATATGACTTAGATCAGTATTATTAAGCACACGCATAATGTCATTATGATTAGTAGGATTGAGTTTTTCTTGGTTATATCGATCACCATAATGACGTTCTAGTTTGTCTAGTTTTTTTAATACATCTGTTGCACTGGCCCACTTAGAGCTTTGTGATGGTTGACACATTCTACACATCATATTACAAGTTGTATCCAATGCTATTTCTAAGTCTTCAATAACATACGGAGTGTTAACAGGCTTTTCGTTTGACCACATTCGTTTACTGTGTCCGCCTGTATTTTCTACACGCCAGCAATTATTACATGCTTCATTGTCGCCAGTTTTTATATCTTCTCTGAGCGTTTTCCAATAATTCGAGTTTAATATTCCATCCAGTGATTCTATGTTTGATAAATTAAATTCTACTTCTTCGTTATGAACAGAGATATGGCAACAAGGCACAACATTTCCAGATTTATTCACTTGTGCAAGATGATTGAATGTATGATTACAGGTTTTCATTATTCTCTTCTTTTAAGTAAACTTTGTAATCGCTCAGCATTATTAACTGCTTGTGTTGTGGGCTGTGCACTATCTTGACCTGCTGGACTAACTGTTGCTTTATTTTTCAAGCTCTGATAAATGCTTGCTACTTGTCCATCTTCACCTTGTTCATCTTCATCTAAATCTGTAATACGTAGTGTTTCCATGTTATAGCCCAAGTCTAGTTTACTGCCAACACCACTACTACTACGTGTTTTCATAAACTGGATCTGTACTCTACCACGCTCACGCATTGCACGGCTACTAAAAATACCAATCAAGTTATCTGCTGTATTAATCTTACTAATACCACCTGCAATGTGACTGTGATCAAACTCTACTTCATCAACAGCACCACGATTTAACTGTGAGGCTGTAACAAACAATATGTTAAGCTCAATAGCCAAGTTACGTAGTTCTTCACTTACATACTTGTCTTTAATAAACTGGTCGCTTGGATTAACTTTAACACTAACAGGCATCATAAGATCCAAATAGTCTACAAATAATGCATCAATCTTAATGTCGTTTTGTATTTGATATTCTTTAATATATGCCTTGATGTCATTGATAGTTGCGCCGTTAGGCATCTGTATCATTTGTAGTATGCCTGCTTTTTTGCTAGACATTTTAACTTTAAGTGCTGTATCATCAGCATTACGCATAACATCTTTAGTACTTTGGTTTGTAAGCATAGCATCAATACGCATACTACATAGTTCTTCACTAAGCTCTAAACTAACATACACTACGTTCTTGCCAGCCAAACTCCAGTTGAGTGCCATGTTTTGCATAAACAAACTCTTACCACTACCACTACCACCAGCAAAGATGTTTAGTTCTCCTGGATTAAATCCACCATACAATACTTTATCAAGGCTTTCCCAACCAGTACTGTTTTGTCCACGATTGTCTTTAATTGCTTGTATACGTCCTGCTGGATCGTCCCAGTAGTTAAGCCCAAAGTCTTTTGCTAGTCCAATACCAACAGCATCTTTAATCAGTTGCTCAACACTTCCGTACTCATGCCGTTCTAATTTATCAGCACTTTCCAAGATAGCACCTTCAAGTGCCTTGTGTCTACAAAACTTTTCGTATTCATCCATAAACCATTTTTTATGGTCATCAGTAATCTTATCTCTGACATTGTCAAATTCAATTCTTACTTTGGCTTTAATTTGTTCATGTGTTGGCAAATCACCATAACCATCAACGTGTTCTTGTATAAAGTCCATAACAGGCTGATACTTACGTACAAAGTATTTGCTATTTGTAATCGCATTACAGCGCACAAACAAATCTTTGTCAGCAAGTAAAAACTCTAGATATAACTTTTGTAAATCTTCTGTGTACTCTTCACTCATTATTTGTTAACTTCTTCAATATATATTCCTCTCGAGTGTAGATCATTCGCCAGGCGTCACCCTTGAGTGGTACTTTACCATGCATATCCATAGTTATAGCGTATTCCCAATAACTTGTCAACCAGATAAACTTTCCGCTGTGATCACTACGAGTTGGCCACCAAGCAAAATGCTTGGTCCAATAATTGTGTAAATTAGTGTACGCACTAATATGTTTCATCTTATCTACTTGTCTCCAAAAATTTTCATCTCTTATATTATAATCATCTACAATAGGATTTTGCAAGTAGTTGTATTTTCGTGGTATTTGTCTCGGCACTATCTAATATACTCCTCACTGTGAATAATCTACCATATTTTAATGCCGCATCTGCGGCGTCTTTGCATCCTTCCCAAGGAGGAAAACTAACACTCCATCCTCTGCGAATAGCTGCATTTACTAAGTCCATGCCTGCACTATCTGCATCAGGCACAACTATAACTTTCTTTTTTAAATCGTCAATAATGTCACACTGCACATTACTAGGAGTATTACCCCCAACACTGACACCATTTATTAACAATGCGTCCATTTGCCCCTCTGTAACGATCGTATACTTATGTTTACGTTGTGTGTCCAATCCATATATAAAGTTTTTAGGCATCTGATGATAGTATTTTGGTGTAGCTTTATCTGGAGGTGTGCCCACCCAACGAGCAGTATACCCAACTACCTTATTTTTATAATAAAACGGCAGTATGATACGATTCTTAAAATGGCTTTCTGGTGTCCAACGCCATTCACTATAAAAACTCATACCACGATCTTCAACGTATTGTACTGCTTTCACAAAACTTTCCAGTTGTCCTGGATTAAGATGGTGTGTTTGTACATTTTTAAATGTATTTGAATTTTTGGGCAACTTCATACCCAGCCAATTAACTTTAGTTTTATGCTTAACTTCACTTGCTTTTATAAACTGTTGTGCTACTTGGTCTTTTTCATTCTCTTTAAGTAGCTCAAAGTTAACACGCTGTACTTGTGCAGGATCTGCACCAAATGCAACTAACAAATCGTTTAGTGTTTTGTTGATACGTTTACCAGGGCTCCAGCCTGTTGTGTAACCACAGTTAAAACAGTTGTATCGTACACGGTCTATATCAAATTCCAAACCGCCACGGCCACGAGTATCTCTACCGTGTCCACGAGTGTTACACATTGGACAATTACCACTTATCCATCCACTTGGGGACTGTTTCCAGCCACCAGGAATACTCTGGCGTACAAAATCTAAAACTATCATATATACAGTTTAACTTCTAAATAGCACTTTGTCAAGTGTTCCTTGGTTTCCTGCGTCTGCTTCGTACTTAAAACGTACCCACATAAACATTCCGTCAAAGGTAAAAGGTTCTAGTCCACTTGCATTGTCAAATGTCCAGTAATCTTCTGCATCACCTGCATTTAACTGAATGGTAAACCAATCACTTGATGCTGTTGGATTTAATTCTAGTGATCCTTCTGCATAAAATTTACCACTAAAGTTTGTGGTATACGCTACAGCGGTATTTGTACCATCACTATTCTTGTTTTGTGCTGTGCCAGTAAATGCGTCACTATATGCAGGCGATCCTGAAAAGCTATCATCTTCTTGACTTGATTTGATTTGGCTACTAGGGTTGGCTTTTACTTCTAGCACATATGTTAAACGTGCATTTTGATCACTGTATAATCCAAAAACTAGTGCATCTTGATTTGTATAAGTAATAGTAACATCATACAAAGCAGGAGACAATTTACCAAGATCGGACTCAGTTAACCGCAGTAGTACACTACCTGTATCAGGATCAACCTTAATAAGATTTTTAATAATTACAGACGACTTAGTTGTTCTGTCAACTATAGTAGCTTTAAATGTTTTGTCAGTTAAACTGACAGGTTTACGGCTGTTATCAATTACAAAGAACTCAAAGTCGTTGTTGACACCCTCATATGCTATAAGTGGCTTATGATTTTGTGCACCGTAATAAGTTGTACCTCTACGATTAGGTATAACAATTTCACTTCGTTGGTTGTAACTGTATGCTTTACTCTGATAATTCATGTTTCGGTCTCCATGACTATTTATAGTGATAAGTAATATTTAATATGACACATATACCACAAAAATATCAAAAACTCTTAGAAAACTTTCCTTTTCTGACATTAGTTTCGTACGGCGGTAACGAGTACGTTGGTATCATGCAAAATCAAGATCATCAAATGGCTAGCATGTATTGTTTTGATAATATCAAAAACGATCATGACAAAGCTGAATTTATTGAACTTGGTGAAGAATGGTGGTGGGGAACAAATAGAATGATCCCTATCAACATTATCTTCAAAACCAGATGGGAGAAATACAGACCCACCATGGTTATTTTTAGTCTTAAGGACTTTAATGTAGTGCATGGCCCAACAATTAGCCTAAGTAACATTTGCCAGAAAAGAATAAAAAGACGAAACATACAGCTAGTACGTAAAGTTAACTAGTTCGTAGTATCGCATTCTTTTGCGGATCTATTGTTCTGAGTCTTCTTGCCGTTGTTTTTTCAGCCGCATGTAATAACAAACCACGCCTAATTTCATTACTGTGATTTGGCATTGTACTGTGCATAACTTTTGGATGCCAGCATACAAAGCTACCTTTCGGTCCTTGGTGCTGTTTATAATTGTCCATAAAGAATAAATCAAACACACTTTTATCAGCATACATATTTTGATAATAATCATAAATGTATTTGTGAGAGCCAGGAACATATCCTGTTGCTCCGTTAGTTTCATCAAAATCACACAGCATTACCATAAACTGCAATCCCAATAAACCTTCTGTATACTTAAACTCTTTAAATCTATATGGTGTATCAATATGTGGACGTACAAAATTCATACCAGGATGTAGAACAATAAAGTCACACATATACCATTCCCAATTACCAGCACCAAATGCCGCATCAGCACACCTTCCCAAGTCTGGTTTAATAATGTTATCAATGAAATGGTTACCTTTTGGTTCATCAGTCCAGTAGTATGCCCAGTCAACTTCTGCAATCTCTTCTGGTTTCATATCTTTGATAGTTTCCCATCCATACCATTTCATATCTTTGGCGTGTCCACGCTCAGGTGGGTAGTTTTCTTCTGCCCACTGATTTAGTTCCTCAATACACTTGGGGTCAAATCTCGCCTCCCACTTTGTAAAACCAATGTCATTGATTTCTTGTACAAATTTCTCTTCGTCCATCTTACTATCCTATCTTGTCACATATCAAGTTAATGTGCACTACACAAGCCACTGCATAACTGATAGCATGTGCTTTTTTAAAGTAGTATTCATTACTAGTTGGCTTTAGCCAAACTTCTTGATTTATTTTTTCCCAACTTTGATTTGCTAAATGCCGCTTGGCAGGCCTTATAATTGCAAGGGTAGCAGCCAATTGTTCTACACTTGTGGGCTTCAATTGTTGCAATAGTTTATCGTGTCCTGATAGATGAAAAACTTTGTCTACGAAGTCTTTGTGCTCTAATAGTTGCCACATTGGCTCTTTATTCATTAGTTGGATAAGATGTTCGTCATCTCTTATATCTTTATATATGCTAACATTAAGTATATCTAACTTAAAGTAACCAGTTTCGTCAGCTTCTTTATGGTCTATTGTGCAGTATCCATTTAATGGATCAACTGGTACACGGTGTGTATATACACCAGTGTTGTGCTTCTTCTTTTTAATTCTTGCTGGCACATGGTGTAATAAATTAAGTGCTTTTTGTCTATCAGCAAAGTCTAAATCAATATCTGGCATGCGTTATCCTATCCAAAATAATTGCACCATAGCAATGCTGTTCATAATCACAAACCACACTGTTAGCACAATAGCAAAGCCTGCACGTCTAATCCATGTACTGATCACACCAAGTATACTGCCTACCAAGTACATAGGAATAAAAATCTTAGTTGCTGGATCCAATACTGTGTATGTTAATACTGCACTAGCACCTATTAGCATTACAGCTTCAATTAGTTCGCAGTAAAATGCAAACGGAGATAGTCTATAACTATCTTTAAAAAACTTCATTACTCCGTTATATAATTTCATCCTTGCTTTCTCCATCTATTATTTCTCTAACCCAATCTACATCATGTGGATTTTGTTCAATTTTTTTACCCCAGTATCCAGCATCAACACTATTTGCTATTCTTGCAAAACATTCATCTGGCATATTACTCAATGCTCTTTGTGCACGTTTACTGCCCAATAGTATCCAGGGAGATATTTTACCACTCTCAACCCAGTCTGCAATTAAGTAACCACTTGCCATTTCCCAGAACAACTGAAAGTAAGACGTCTTACCTGCCTGTTCTACAAAACGTTCTAGTGCTCTATCCACTGTTTCTTTCTTTAAGTGATCTCTAACAAACAACATATACATGCTGTCTGTTGCCCAATCTTTGAGCTTTGCTTGTTTGCGTATTAGCCAACGTGTATATGCTTCACTGTCAATAACGTTGGAGTTTATACAATAACTGCCATACTTTACAAATGCACTAAAATACTGACTATCTACAAATTGCTGATATGTCTTGGGCTTGCTTTGCATACCCAAACGATAAAACAAATCATATGCACCAAAGCCATGTAGTGTTTCTGGAAAGTCTTTTTGTAACCAACGTCTTTTCTTTTCACAAATATGTGACATAAGTGTGCTTTCACGTTTAAAAACTTTGCCACAATAGTCACACTTCATTTTAACAACTCTTTAATTTCTTTGGGCTTCATACCTTGCTGTTCCATCATGTCTTTCCAAACACCTTTATCAGTTGTGTTCTGAATTATATCAAGCTCATCATTATTGTATTGTGGATACTGATCTGCTAGCCACGCTCCTAGTTTATTCTTTTTGTCTCTTTTGCCAGGCGGTATCCATTCATGATACTGTGACTTACCAGCACCAGCAAGTTGTAATAACTGATGCTGTAGTTGTGGATGATGCCTTAGTGTATTGAAATGTAAATTTGTAAATTCATTAACCAACATCAAATATTGTGCCGCATTGCCGCCTTTAACACTGCTTGCCCAACGCATTTGTGTCCACATACTTTTTCCCATGGTCTCAGCTTCTTCTTCAGTTAGATCAGCCCACCATGTTCTATCTCTAGTATCCAGCACCCGCATTTCATTTTTAATGTTTAGTTTATCAGTCAATTGAGATTTCTTCTTCTTCTTCATACTGTACAAATAATTTAAGTGTACGCTCATCATCCTGAAGTTGTAGCTCTACATTATTAACGTCCCATTTAGTATAAGCACGACCTTTATTGTCAATTACTTCAACTCGGGTTACTTTCGAAAAATCTATTACCATATTTCAAGTGTCCTTCCATTACCTGCTATAATAGCACAACATGTTATAATATGCAAGACAATCCAGAAAGTTCTGAATGCCAATGCACGTTTAACATCTGTTTGTGTGATAGGCAAAAACTCAGGCTTGTCTTCATCAGTAACACCAATTGGCATACCTACAGTTCTAGCCCATGTTTTTAACCAACGTCTTTGTCCGCTCATCTTACCACAAATCATCCGTGTCTAATACATCTGGTATCTTGTTTGTTTCTTTAACAAAATATGCACACTTTGGTTTTGGACCTTCTTCAAGTGGTACACATAATATATGTCCATATTTAAGTTTAGGGAAATACCATTTCATATCCTGATAGATATTTACTATCTCTACTTCTGTAAACTCTGGCATAAAGCCGTTAATTGGATTAATAATAAATGCTTTAAATCCACGATCGTTTAAACTTGTAATTGGTAATACTTCTGGATCTCCCACCATGGGATCACAGACTACCAAGTGCCAATCAAGTGGTACACTTACCGTATACTTTCCAATTTTTAATACTGCTGCTGGACAACTAAAACTTTCCAAGAATACCAGTGGTACAAATATATAATCTGCGTTGTCTTTATCACTGTAATCTAATACGCAATAGCGTATGTCTTGAATCTCATCTGGAACAAAATCTAAATCATATGCTTCATTTTCTACTGTTAATACTTTCATTTGTAATTTACCTTTTCTACCTTAAAGGGGTAGTTTGCTTCTTTATAAAATCGCTTTCGTTCAGTTAAGTGGCGTTTACTGAACTTAGCACTACTCGTTACATCCCATATTTGTACACTATCTTTGTCTTGTGCTTTACGTATTCCACGTCCAATACTTTGGATAACCCTTACAAAGGATTTGCCAGGCTCCAGGAGAACCAAGTTAAAAATACGAGGAATGTTAATACCCACGGCAGCCACACCATAGGTTGCAACGATAACCTTGTTATTTGCTTCACTAATTTCGTCATACTCTTCCTTTCGGTCTTTTGTTTTCATACTGCCGCTAATAAACACAGTGTCTCCACCAAGTCGTTCTAGTAGCCCTTCGCCTGCTTTAATACGATCTACTAGCACTAGTGTATTGCCAGTTTCTGCTAAATTTGCAATTACGTCTCCCAAGTAATCTAAACGATTTTTATCAGTTGTCAAGTATGTTAACTCACTCTGATAATTGCCGTAATTGACATCATCTTGTAACTGTAAGATATTAACATCACACTGTGCTAGTACACCCTGCTCTTGTAGTTCGCTTGCCGCCAACTGATGTACAACTTCACCTAAACTTACTTCTAAACTTAAACGTTCATGATCTGCTTTGGGTATTGTGCCTGTTAGTCCCCAACGAATAGGAACATTACGGAAAGGACCTGTAAGTAATTTCTTTAGTACATCTGCTTTGGCTTGGTGTACTTCGTCTACCATAACGCATACTACATCTTCTGCAAATTCGTCCAGTCCCCAGTCTTGCTCGCCATCACGGAAACGTTTTTCCATGATGTTTAAACTTTGCCATGTACATATAGTATGTGTTTTACCAAACTCTTTTCTATCACCAAAGTATACGCCAACATCAAGACCCAAGTTAATGTAGTCTGCTTCTGTTTGTGTTACTAAGTCTTTGTTTGGTACAATAACAATACTACGCCCATATGGTTCTATTAGATTACTAAGTGCGGCAGTCATTAATGTCTTGCCTGCACCAGTGGCAATTTCCTGAATACTTTGTGTATTGTTAATAAATTTATTAATAATATCTACTTGATAATCACGCAACACTACAGGCTCACCTGCGGCTGGATGTTTATCTGGCCATACTCGATCACTGAAATGATCTTCAGTTATTTCTGAAAACTTTAAGTCCCATGTATTGCGGTTATCTTGTAGCTCAACATCGTAATTTTGTTCCTGCAAAATAGGCAGTACATGGTTGAGAGCATTAACAAATGTATTACCGCCCATAGTAAAATACCCAACGCAACCATCCCATCTTCCTAGTTTATAGGCAGGTACATGTCTTGCATAGGGTAAAAAGAACTTTAACTTTTGTTCACATTTTCGACGAGTTTGTAAATCGAGACCTTCAACTTTACAATTAACCTCGTCTTTAAGAATAATTTTACATTTCATATTAGTATAGTATACTATCTTTCCGAGGTTGTCAATGATACTTATAAAAATAAGGGCTCAGTAAGATGTCTTACCGAGCCCCCAGGTTTTGTGTAGTGGCGTGAGTGAGAGTGACGCAGACAGAGGAGGTCCACCACTACACCGTCTATATTAGGAACGCCGCATACAAGTCATTTCTACGTAGCGTTTCCATTTATCACCGTTCATCTTCTTGAGATCGGCAATCTTTAAAACCATACGCAAGCTCATTTCACGTAGCTTGTTACGGTTTTCGTGAATATAACCTAGTAAATCTTCTTGTTGAGCTTTATCAAAGTTATATTCGTTTAGCATACCGTCACTGACGATCTGCTTACAACGCAACCATTTTTCGTGCATTGTATCCAGTGTAAGGTCCAAATAGTGACACCGTGACATAATAGCGTCTAGGTGATCTTTAATCTTACCACGTGTCTTTTCAAACTTGAGGTTAGTAATAAAGATAATTGAACCTTTAAACTCGAATTTGTCTGGAATGCCTTCGTTGTGAAGCACACGGCTTTCACTACGCCAGCTCAGGAACCGCTTTGGGCTACTGTCTAGTGCTGCTTTAAGCAAGTTAAGTGATGTCTCATCGTACAATACACTATCACAGTCATCTAGTACAAGCACACTGCCTTCGTTAGCATACTCAAATAGTAGCTTGTACAAACCAATGGCACTTGCGGCACCTTTTTCCATTCCATATTTGCGTCCAGTACCTGTGGTACCTCCGCCCATTTTGTTCATCATTTCCGCTTCATTCATTACCTTCTCTACACCGTAGGATTTACCTACACCTGGAGGACCAGTAACAACCATACCACGGACAACACCATCACATGATGCGTATGTCATATCTTCTAATACTTGAAAACGTTCACGCAAACGTTCAATTATTTGATCATCTGTTTCAGTTTTTTCTGGTGCTTCTACTTCACCATTTGACATAAACGAGAAACAACCTTTCCCTTTTACGTTAATACGAACATTACGATCTGGCATATCACTATGCTCTTTGCCACACACTGTAATATAAGGGCCGCTTGCGCCTTCCTTAAATTCTTTAGTCATTTTAAAGACTTTATCTGTTACTGGCATATTTCGGTATGTTCCGTTATGTACTATCACTTGTTGCATCGGTTCTCACTCCTCTATTAACAACTTATATATACATTTTAACATCATCGTTCAAGATGTCAAGTACTTTCTTCTACTCTTACGTAATTAATTACAGTTTCTTTGCAGTTGGAAAACTTACTAATGTCATGTTGTTTAACTTTACCAGTAAGCATAACGTTACGGCCTTCAAGCAATCCTGCAATATCAGGCTCTTTACTAAAGAAGAACTTCACAATGTTTTCATCTTTATCAACACAAGTTACCAAGTGAATACCATATTTGGCGATAAACTTTACATCACGTACATATACACCAAAACGTAGACGCTCACCACGTTTACCGATAAATTCACTTTTATCACGTAGATTGTCAAACCAATCGTCTAGGTCATCACGTTTTTTGCTAATACGCAAACTGTTGGGTAAACTAGCAATAACACTAATTCCAAAACTATTAGTTTCGTCATTACCAATTGATTTCATGACGCCATCTTCAAAACTGTTAAGTGTACCCATGAGCTTCTTTGCTACTAGTGTACCCTTAAAGTATTCACGAATTTCAGCGGCACGTTCTTTTTGCTTGTTGGTAATTTTTGGCATCTTTTCTGTGCCATTCATATAATGGAATATCGCAGTTTTATTATCTTTGGTTTCTTTACCACGATCACTGTCGTAAAAGCCAAAACCACTTTTAATAAAACCTTGTTGATCATCAACATATACAGACAATGACAAGGCTTGCTCTACATTATAAACTGTTTCTGACTTTTTCATACTGACGACTTCCCACCAAATTTACGAATACGTTCGTTAGCTTCTTCTTGCTTCCATTCAGCAACTTTATCCCAAGCACGACAGCTGGCCCAGTTGCCACTGTTTGACATTTTTGCGATCATACGGTGAGCTTCTTTCATTGTCAGTCCTGACTGATAAAAGTAATCTTTTTTCTCACCGAAATTTCTTGCTTCAATTGCCCACATATTAGGCTCCTATGCTAAGTGGTGTTAACATTGATGCAGTAACTTTCCACTGTGTATTACTATTATTGTCTAGTACAACAACTGTCTTTTGGTTAACTTTTGTAACACGACCTGTTACTGTAGCATTACGGCGTCCTGTAAATGATACAATGTCACCTACCATAAACGAACGTGATGCTTGACGAGCAAGATATGTTTGACGCAGTTTAACTGCTGCAATAATCTGATTTAATTCATCACGGTCACTGTTTTGAATTGCTTGAATTGCTGTGTTTAACATTACCATTTTGTATTCCTCGCTTTTGTTTAACTTATGCCATTATTTTAGCAGTTCTAGAATAGTAAGTCAACAGAAAACAGAAGAAAAGTTTCTAATGTTTTCAATAGGTTATAAAATAGTTTAAATTATTTGTATTTTTTCATGCCCAACATGAGCTCTTGGATTTACATATATGTCAATATCTGCGTCTTTAGCGTCTAAACACCAAGCGACATCTTCACTACACATATCGTAATACTCGCCAACTTTCATACGTTTAGGAGCAAACCAAGGATACTTCATCTTTTCAAACACACCTTGTTTGATTAGTACCCAACCAAATCCAATGTAGTCTGCTTTAAACTCGAACTTGCGTTGTGACATCGCCTGGCCACTAATAAACTCATATGTACCGTGTTCTTGAAAGTATTCACTATCCATTTTTTCAACTACTGGAGTACTACCGCCAGGTTGTTGATACCAACCACTTGCTACATCACAATCCATGTTTACTAACTGGTCAAATTCCTGATTACTGAATACAATATCGCTATCAATCCACATCATATAATCGTATGGCTGACCACCAAATGGCTCTTGATCTGGTCCACGAGTTACATCTGCTCCTGCTACTTTACAACGAGCAAAGTTTACCATACTACTATACTGTTGACTAACAATAGCTTGACCGCCTTGTCTATTAATATGGAATACTAACTCTAATAAACTTGTCATAAACTTACCGCTGTAAGTATTACCTGGCAAGCATAGTATAATAGTTTTACCTTTAAGGCTCATAATGCACCACTGTATTGTTTGATTGTATCTCTGGTGAGAATACCATTTATCCAATTGGATGCAGCATCTTTGACATAGCTAATGTGCTTGTTTGGATATTCGATACCACCTACCCATTTATCGTTCTCATAAAATGCTACACTAAACACTTCGTCTTGTAGCATAATTACACTGAGCTTTTCTTCTTTAGTATACGATTCGATCACATTCATTTATTATTCCTCGGTTAGTGTTATTAAACATATATACGGCAAATTAGATAATGTTTCGTATGCTTCACCTGGACTAGTAATTAACTCTCCAATAACAAGCCACTGATGTGCCATAATATTAACAATTGCCTGTTCATTATATCCTTTGTCTTTAAGTATATCCGAGTGACGCATAGCATACTCTGCTTTGGCAGGATGTAATTCATTAATTTTATTAAGTTTTAACTTTGTTCCGTGTTTACGACTACGTGAAGTAAGTTCATAATCATTTGTAAACATAATAGGCATCTCAAGATTAGAGTCAAAATTTGGAATTAGATCGATGTCGGGATCTTTAGGTTTGCCATTTTCTATATTGCCAGCGTTTTGTAACGTAGTTGGAATTTCATTAAAATTTAGTATTTGGTTTACACTTGTCCCAAGTGCTCCCCACGGCAATTCAGAAGTTAACCCACAGTCTTGTGATAAGTCAATACTCATATCTAATTGCGCTTTTGGATCTGATGGTATAAGTGGTACTGTTTCCATAAACCTACGCATATCCAAATAATTAGGATCCATATCAAATTCAGTGTGCATATGACACATCATTTTTAAATGCGGTTTACGAATAGCTTTTTCCCACGCATTGATTACTTTTACAACATACGGATTATCCATATTGAGTCGCCAGCTTATTTTTTCTTTTGCTGAATCTGGATCAAGTAATTTAAGATTATATAATGATTCTATACCTTCGTGTATGTTTGGACTGTTTACGCCCCATTTTTCATCAAACTTGTCTGTTAAGCCGATGGTTAAAATTAATGATTTATCTGACATTTTTATCCCTGTTAACTGTTTTAAAGAAGCCTTCATGGCTTTGAAATGATAATATTAGTTCTTCCCACATTTGTGGACTTAATGCAATTGACTGTGGCATTGGCTTATCATCTTCAAATTGTCTAATATATACTATATCATCAAAGCTATTAATAATAAGGTCAGAGTAATTACCGTGATCGTCCATAACTGTGATCGTAATCTCATCATGTTCCATCTCTACGCTATACATCTGACCTTATACTCCTGTCCACTGTGTTCTTATTTAAGGGATTCAGGTTCATTAACTAAAATGAGTGTTTAACATTTCAATACGATCAGTTGCAGCCGCCATTTTATCAAGTTCTTCCTGAATAGCTTCTACAATGTCGCTGTGTTCGCCAATACCAACACTCTGATGCATATACAC